GGACTGAATATAAACCATCGCAAGAATTACAAAGAACAAAACCACATTGAATTTGAGAATTTCTTTCATCCTCAAGTTTTCCACATAAGTTGCATTTATCCATTACGCTACCTCCTCGATTGATGCGAGATAATCCCAAACAATCTCTTCACCTATGATGTAAACATACATATTCACAATCGCACAAGGATCGCTCAAGTCTGTTGTAACTTTTCCAAAACAATTCATCTCATATTCTGTAATATGATTAATTACATCAAAAACCCTATCGCCTAACCATTGTTTAGCGTCATAGGTGTAGACCATATAATAATCTTCATTAAATGCGTAAAAATGCAGATCATCTTTCCATGTGGTCGGCTCGTTCTCTTCTAAATACTCCTTATTATCTGCAAGATAATCGTTAAAGTATTCTTGTATTTCTTCTCTTTTATAATCCATTCTCTCTCTCCTAAAACAGCAGCTTAATTGCTACATAAGAAAATTATAACTCATAAAACATCACGAAAGTGCATAAGAAAGGCAGAAAACAGGGGTTTTTGTATAAAAAGTAAGCTTTTTCCTATAAAATCGGCTTATAAAAGGGGTATTAATGGAACAAAAAGAACAAAAACTGCCTAAAAAAGTAGGAAGAAAGCCAATTAATATTGATTTGGTTGAATTGGAAAGACTCGCAGGAATGGGATTAAGTGAGCGTCAAATAGCTTCAGCATTGGATATTAGCAATTCAACGCTCACCAGGAAAAAACATATTGAGCAAATAGAACACGCATTAAAAAGGGGAAGAGCAAAAGCTGTGGCCTTGGTTAGCTCAAAACTTTTTGATAATGCAATGGAAGGCAAAGAAACCTCTGCTATTTTCTTTCTTAAAAACAGAGATCCTGAAAATTGGAAAGATCGCCAAGAAGTAATTAACGCATCTATAAATTTAAATGATGTAATTAATGGTGCAAAAACAAGAATCGGCAGCTCAATGACAAATATAATTGAAGCTAAAGAAATAAACCCTTTACATACAAGCGATGCAGAGGGGGAACAACTCGTTTCAAAGAAGTTGAAAGAAAAAAAACAAGGTTAAGAGTTGGCTATATTTTATCTCCCCCAAAGACAAAGCCAACAGAAAGGATGGGAAACCTTTTGGCGTTAGCTCCTCGCATTAAATCGCCAATATACCCCCCCTTTCACTTTGGCGACGGGGCAATGTATGTGGAACTGTTGAACTAAAATTTTTTTATTTTTTTTAATATGAAGTACGGAGTAAAACAAGAACAAGAACTTATGACCGAAATCTGGTCAATGAATATCAAGAACGATCCCTACAACTTTGTTAAGTTCATCTTCCCCTGGGGAGAACCAGGCACCCCCCTCGAAGAATTTACAGGCCCTCGCAAGTGGCAGGAAAAAATTTTACGAGATATTTCCATACACATACAACGCAACAACGGAAAAGCCACACCAGAGATGTTTAGACTCGCAGTCGCAAGTGGTCGTGGTATCGGCAAATCAGCCTTAGTCTCTTGGCTCATACTTTGGATGCTCTCAACCAGAGCTGGTTCTACTATTATCGTTACTGCTAACACCGAACAGCAGCTTCGATCAAGAACTTGGGCAGAACTAGGTAAATGGCTAACGCTTTCCATTAACAATCATTGGTTTACAAAAACAGCTACCACAATTAAACCCGAAGGTTGGTTTGAAGAAGCACTCAAAAGAGATCTTAAAATAGATACAGGCTACTACTACGCCCAAGCGCAGTTATGGAGTGAAGAAAACCCAGACGCATTTGCTGGTATTCACTCTAATTACGGAGTTTGTCTCATTATGGATGAGGCATCAGGTATTCCTGCACCCATATATTCCGTATCAGAGGGGTTTTTCTCCGAACCAACCGAAAATCGCTTTTGGTTTACCTTCTCTAACCCACGCAGAAACACAGGGCCATTCTATGATTCCTTCCATTCCAAGCGTAAATTTTGGGAATTAGAGCAAATCGACTCACGCACAGTTGAGGGAACTGACCAAAACCTCTTCCAATCCATGCTTGAACAATATGGTGAAGATTCAACAGTCGCTAGAGTCGAAGTTCTAGGTGAGTTTCCCCATGCAGACGATGATTCTGTTATACCAATGGAACTTGCTAGAGCGGCACAAGGCAGAGATGTTGCACTCAGTGCAAGTGATCCAATAGTTTGGGGATTAGACGTGGCTAGATTTGGTGGTGATAACTCAGCACTATGTATTCGCCAGGGCAACACAGTTTTTGAAATTAAGACTTTTAAATCGATGGATTTAATGCAATTATGCGGTGCGGTTAAAAACTTATACGATGATGCAACCGCAATGAACAGACCACAAGAGATCCTTGTAGACGTAATTGGCTTGGGTAGTGGTGTTGTTGACAGACTCTCAGAGCAAAACTTACCCGTCAGAGGTGTAAACGTAGCTGAGTCTCCAGCGACCAGTAAGAACTATCTTAACCTGAGAGCAGAATTGTGGTTTGCGATAAAAGATTGGTTGGCGCAACGTGATTGCCGACTTCCTTATGATGATGAGCTTGTAGCGGAATTGGTTGCGCCTTCCTACAAATATACATCAACAGGAAAAATAAAAATAGAGTCAAAAGAAGAAATGAAAAAAAGAGGAATCAAATCACCCGACAAAGCAGATGCACTTGCATTAACCATGGCAAGTTCGGCAGCAAGTTTTGGTGGAGGAACTTCCTTTTTGGGTTATAATTTCAAGAAACCTTTAAAATCCAAAATTCTACGAGTAGGTTAATACATGGAATACAACAAAGAACAAGATACAGTTAGCCAAGAAGCTAACGAAGAAGAACTGCAAGGCATTTTAAAATCAGAGTTAGACGATGCTAGAGATTACATCGAGCAAGTAGGCGAAGATAGAGCTGAAGCAACTGAATATTATTTAGGTGAATCACCGCAAGGCCAAAGTTCCATGCAGTCAGAGTATGTTTCAACAGACGTTAGAGACAGCGTACTGTTTATGCTTCCGTCTATCATGCGTACTTTTTTTGGTACTAATAAAATTGTTGAGTTTGTACCTCGCAACGCAGAGGATATACCTCTTGCAACCCAACAAACCGACTACATCAATTACATCATTCAACAAAAGAACCCTGGGTTCAAAGTTATGTATGACGTATTTAAAGATGCGCTTATTAGAAAGACTGGTTTTGTTAAAGCCTATTGGGATGACAGCATTAGCGCATCCACTCACGAATACACCAACGTAACACCAGAGGGTTATCAAGCTCTTATGTTAGATCCTGATGTTGAAATGGTTAAAGAGAAAACAGAAATGCAATCTATGACCATCATTAATCCTGAAACGGGTGAAGAAATTACACAAGAAACTCCTGTAAGTTATGACTTAACTATCAGACGTGTTAAAGGTAAAAACCAAGTTTGCATCGAGTCCATACCACCTGAAGAAGTTTTAATCTCACGTTTTGCTAGAGACTTACACAGCTCTCCTTATGTTGCACACCGCATGATTAAAACTGTTAGCGACTTGGTTGCTATGGGTTACGACAAAGAAGAAATGGAACAATACGCTGGTTCTGGAAACTTAATTGATGCTGAAACTTTTGAAGAAGAAGAAGCAAGAAATCCATATTCAGACGGAATTTTTGATGCAAGAAACGATGCAGGACAAAAAAATGTTTTGTACGTTGAACACTATTTATTTTATGATTTAGATGGCGATGGAATAGACGAAAGGATAAGAGTATGTACTGTAGGCAATGGCTTAAATATAGTAAATACAGCTCAATGGGATGACCTTCCGATAACTCTCTTCTGTCCTGATCCCGAACCGCATACCTCCATCGGTTCTTGTCCAGCAGATTACTTGAAGCCTATTCAAGCTGCTAAGTCTCAAATTATGCGAGACACACTTGATAGTCTGGGCCACGCCATCTTCCCTCGCATGGGAGTCGTTGAAGGACAAGTCAACATTGACGATGTACTCAACACCGACATAGGACAACCGATTAGAATGCGTGCGCCAGGTATGGTGCAACCTTTCGCAGTTCCTTTTGTTGGTAAAGAGGCTTTCCCTGTTCTGTCTTACTTAGACGAAGCCAAAGAAAATAGAACTGGAGTATCAAAAGCATCGGCAGGACTAAACGCTGACGCTTTACAAAGCTCTACTGCATCAGCAGTCTCAGCTACCATGTCAGGCGCACAAGGTCGAGTCGAACTTATTTGCCGACACTTTGCCGATGGCATGAAAGATTTATTTAAACTGGTCAACAGCTTGGTTGTTAAACACCAAGATCAACCAGACATGGTAAGACTTAATAATGAGTTTGTACCTATCGATCCTCGTTATTGGGATGCTGACAAAGACTTAGTGGTCAATGTAGCCATCTCCAAAACCAGCGATGCAGAAAAACAAGCTGTTTTAATGCAAGTAGCACAAAAACAAGAACAAATCCTACAACAGTTAGGCGTAAACAATCCATTGGTATCACTACAACAATACTCCAACACCCTTTCAAAATTAATAGAACAAGCTGGTTTCAAAGATACTAAATCCTTTATCAATTCTGAAGTGCCACCTATACCACCACAACCACAGCAACCAACTCCGCAAGATATGTTGGCTCAAGCTGAAATGGAAAAAGCAAAAGTATCAGCACAAAAAGCTATGATAGATTCTGAAACAGATCGCATGAAAATCATCATGGATGATGACAGAAATCGAGATGAAGCAGAGGCTAACATTAGACTTAAAGCTGCTGAACTAAATGCTAAGTATGGCGCACAAATCAACGTAGCGGAGATCAACGCACTTATGGAAAGAGACAGAGAAACCATAAGACAAATTGCTAAGACCAACGCACAAGGATTGTTCACAGGTAATGGCAGCTAAAATATTTGATATAGAAATATTAGAAGATGACATGGTGTATGTAGGTTCTGGAATTAGAGCAAAAGATGAGAGCCATGCACTAGCAATTATGATTATTATTTCTAATGGTATGGTGAACGAAGATTCAGAAATACTTAAATTTGAAGAAAAAACTTTACATTAATTATGGCAACACCAAGAAAGGGTAAGGCAAAAGTAAAAGTAACTAAGTCTGGTAAAAAGGTTAGTTATGGTCAAGCAGGAAGAGCTAGTGATGGCGGTCGAAGAGTAAGACCAGGAACATCTAAAGGTGATTCATATTGCGCTAGAAGTCTTGGTATAAAGAAAAGATTATCAAAGAAAAAACAAAACAACCCAAATACTCCAAACAATCTATCAAGAAAAAGATGGAAATGTGTTGGAGCTAAATCCAAAAGAAAATAAGGAGACTACTATGCCAGGAAAAGGACTATACGCAAACATTCAAGCCAAACGCAAAAGAATAAAAGCTGGTTCAGGTGAAACCATGCGTAAAAAAGGATCAAAAGGCGCACCAACAAACAAAGCATTTAGACAAGCTAAAAAAACTGCAAAGAAAAGGAAATAACCATGCCAAAAGTAGGAAAGAAACATTACTCATACACACCTAAAGGAATTGCAATGGCAAAAGCTGCTGCAAAGAAAAAAGGTAAAAAAGTTTCATACAAAAAGAAAAAATAATGGAAGCAACCCAAAAGGGAAAATTTTGGGATAATGTCAACAAACGCTTTTATAGGTGGCATGAGTTAAAACTTTTGCTGCAAGAAAGAGAGCTTAAAAAGAAAAAGAAAAATGAAATTTAATAAAATAAAAAACTTAGTCGGATCACTAGCACCAACCATAGGAACTGCTTTAGGCGGGCCTATTGGTGGCATGGCTGCAAATATATTATCAGAAGCATTAGGTGTAAAAGCAGATCCACAAAGTATTGAACAAGCAATCCACAACGCTACACCTCAACAATTATTAGAACTTAAAAAAGCTGAAAAAGATTTTGAAGTTCAAATGAAAGAATTAGATGTAGATGTCTATGCTTTGCAAACCAAAGACATACAAGACGCAAGAAAAACATTTAGTGGTGATTGGACTCCTAAGTTTTTAGGCTCATTAACTGTTGTTGGTTTTATCGGTTATATATTTATGATTACTGCATATCCTATCGATGACTCTTCAGACGATATTGTTATGCTTATTCTTGGTTACTTATCAGGTATAGCATCAGCAGTAATTTCTTTTTACTTTGGTGCATCAAATAAAACATCTGAAAAATAGTGTGGGCGTTTATGAAAAAGAAACACGAAATAGATTGGGAAAAATATCCCAACTTTTCACCTGAAGAGTTTGCTTGTCAACATTGCGGTGAAAATGGTATTAGTGAATTATTATTAGATAAGTTACAATTACTGAGAACGGAACTTAATTTTCCTTTCAAAATTACATCTGGTTATCGTTGTAAAGATCACCCGATAGAAAAGAAAAAAGTTAATCCAGGCGCACACAGAGATGGCCTTGCTGCTGACATAGGAGTCAGAGGACACAAAGCATACGAAGTGATAGCCAAGGCAAGTGAGTTTGGTTTTACAGGAATAGGTGTCGCACAAAAAGGCGATAGTAGGTTTATTCATTTAGATGTATCAGCACATCAAGTAACCAGACCTAGACCTTGGGTTTGGAGTTATTAAGGAGACATTATGGAATTTTTATTTTGGACAGCAATTATAGTAATAGGAACAGGTCTATGTATTAGACACTTCCAACCTGATAGATGGGAAGCTCTAAAAAAGCTAATTAAAAAATAATGGAACTCTCTCCTTGGATATTGTGGAACGCTCTTATAACATTTGTATATATACCAATTATTACTAGCCTAAGATCAACTTCTCAAGAGATTAAAAGAGTTGATATTCTTCTTAACAAAACAAGAGAAGAGTTGCCAACCAAGTATGTAACCAAACATGAGCTACACAAAGACATGGATAGAATTTTTGACAGATTCGACAAAATAGACGAGAAAATTGATAAACTATTAAACTTATGATTAATCTGAATCCAGACTTGAAAGAAATTTTAAACATGATTGGTGGCAATGCTAACCAAGACATAGGTTATTCAAGCGGTCAACAATACGCACAATCAATCGCTGGTGGTGAAAACATACCAGGCATGATTGCACCAGGCGTAAGTTACTCAATGGAAAGACCAGAAGGCTATACACAAAGTCCATTTTACAATGCAGGGCCAGTACCAGTTATGCCAAGCGCACCAACTCAAGGCAATCCATTAACAATAGAAAATCAAATGCCTTACGCTCCACCAGGAGTAACACAGCCAGAAAGATACACGCCAATGATTACAAATGCAGAGTCTCTTAAAAACTTAGCAGACTTATTTAATGCAAATATGCCTAGCGGCAATCCTGAAAGTTTTTCTGAATCACCAGATTTTATGCCAGGCTCAGGGCCAAGCGTTAGCTCATCACCCATAGACTTTTCATTCAATCCATTTAATGAAATTAATGAGCCTGTTGATAATACAACCACTTATACACCAACTCCTGCACCAACGCCAGCACCAATACCAGCTCCCCTTGATAATCTTTTTACCGAAACAACTCCTGGGATTTTTTCTTATGAACCTCTTCCAGATTCGGAGCTTGTTAGTAGTACAACAACCGAACGAAATAAGGGTGCTTTAACAAAAACCGAAACAATGCGTGATGGTTCAAAAAGAATAACAAATCCTGATGGTAGTGTAACAATTGTTCCTGCATCAACACCTACACCAGCTCCAACAAATGATAATTTTGTAAATGCAAACTCATCTCCAATAAAATTTGATGAATCTACAGGAAATATATCTTTTTTCTCAGAAGCAAATAATCCTCTTGATGCAACTATAGAAGCTGGTGATTATTTAACTACTGATCAAATTAACTCAGGAGATTTAACCATAAACTTTGAACCTGTTCCAAACTCAGAAAGAGTTGTAAATACTGAAAAACAAATCAAAAGCGGTGTATTACAGTATCAAATTGAAACAATGGCAGACGGATCAACAAGAATAACAAATAAAGATGGTAGTGTTGAAATAATACCACCACCTGCATTTACTGATAATATTTTGCCAGTAGATGTAAATTATGGAAGTTCTGATTTTAAACAGGAACAATCAGATTTAATACAATTATTTTAAATGGCATCACAAGAAGAAATATTAAAATCAAACGAAGCTGAATTAATCTTAAACAGCGAAACATTTAAAAACGCTATAGAGCATCTTAAAGACGAATACGTTAATCTTTGGTTATTAAGTAAACCAGAAGAAGTAACCAACAGAGAAGCTCTCCACAAAGCAATCAAATTACTCCCCGAAGTAGAAAAACATCTACGCATCATCATAGAGAAAGGAAAAATCACAAAATCACAGCTTGGCAGATTACACAAAGTTGTGTAAAAAGTGTGCTAATTTTGTGTAAATACTGTTAAAATAACATTTTACATTTTAGGAACTTATCATGGCAATAACGGAAAAACCGACTGCTTTACAATCCAACATGGAAAAAGCAGCTCATTCAATGGAAGCTCTACTGACTCCTCAAGAGGAAGCACCAGTAGAACCCCAAGAAGAAGCAGCAGTAGAAATTACTGAAGAAGCAATCGACCAAGAGATCGAAGAATTGATTGAGGAAGATGAATCTGAAGATGATGACTACGAAGAAGAAGAACAGTCAGAGGAAGATCAAGTAGAAAGCTTGGAGTCCGAAGAACCTCAACTCTACACCATTAGTGTTAATGGCGAAGATAAACAGGTTACCCTCGAAGAACTCCAAAGTGGATACAGTCGACAACAAGACTACACGCGTAAAACTCAAGAACTGGCTCAACAGAGAAAAACTATTGAGAACCAACAACAAGAGTTAGCGCAAAAAGACGCAATTTATTCTCAGTTGCTACCGAAGTTAGAGGCAACATTGAAGGGTGAGTTAGCTAATGAACCAGATTGGAACGCTTTATACGAAGCAGATCCTATTGCTTATGTCCGAGAGAAGGACATTTGGAATGAGAAGAAGCAAAAGTTAGCATCCGTTCAAGCTGAACAACAAAGGACTCAACAAGAGGCCCAAGTTGAACAGCAAAAGAAACTCGCAGAGTTTGTTGAATACGGAAACCAACAGTTGCTACAACAAATTCCAGAATGGCAAAACAACGAAGTTGCTGCAAAAGAAAAATTAGCAATTCGTGAATATGGGATCAATGTCTTAGGCTATTCGCCTCAAGAGATGGACTCAGTATATGATTATCGAGTTTTACTCGGTTTAAGAAATGCTTGGTTACAACAAAAGACAGTAGAAGCGACCAAGAAAAAGCCAACTGAAAAGAAGGCTGTGGCTCGGACAGCAAGACCTGGCACTTCAAACGTACCAAAGACTTCAACACCTGTGAAAAAAGCGCGTCAAAAATTAGCTAAAACTGGAAAAGTCCAAGATGCAGCTAAACTATTTGAACAAATAATTTAAACTTTTTAATATAGGAAAAATATCATGGCGAAAGTAACTAATGCTTTTGATACATATACAGCAACCTCTGACAGAGAACAGTTAAGTAATATCATTTACAACATCTCTCCTCAGACAACTCCGTTTATGTCATCAATCGGAAAAAACTCAATTAAGAACGTAGTTTTTGATTGGCAAACTGAATCTCTACCAACTCCAAGTGGAGCTGGTAATCTTGAAGGTTTTGAACTATCAAGAGCAGCATCAACTGCTACTGTTAGAAATAGCAATGTGGCAATGATCTCCAAAAGAGATGCAACTGTAACTGGCTCTCAACAAGCTAGTGATCCAGCAGGCAAAAAGTCAGAAATGGCTCATCAACTTGCTATCATGTCGAAGGCTTTGAAAAGAGATATGGAAACAGCTCTTTGTCAAAAAGGTGGAAAAACAACTGGTTCTGCAACAGCAGCTCGTGTAACTGGTGGTTTTGAGTCTTGGGTAAAGTCTAATGTAAGCAACGCAGCAGGATCAACTCCTACTGGTGGCGGAACAGCTCCAACTGACGGAACTCAAAGAGCTTTAACTGAAGCATTACTAAAAGGTGTGTTACAGGACTGCTTTTCTAATGGTGGAGAGCCTTCAATGGCAATCTGTGGGCCTGTTAATAAAGGAAAAATCTCAGGTTTTACTGGTAGATCACAAGCAAGACAATTTGTCGATGCTACTACAGTAGAAGCTAGTGTTTCTATTTATTCTTCAGACTTTGGAGAACTAAAAATCGTTCCATCTAACTTTAGTAGAGAAAGATCACTATTATTAGTAGATCCAGACTTTGCAAAAGTTTCTTACCTAAGAGACTTTGAATCAGTCGACATTGCCACTATTGGTGATGCTGTTACTAAAATGATAGTCGTTGAATACGGACTTGAAGTGAGCAACGAAGCTGCTCATGGAGCAGTCGTTGATTTAACAACTACATAAGTTAGTTAGATTTAGGGTGGTGTAAAAGCCACCCGCCTTTTTATTTATGCCGATAAAACGAACTGTTACCGATCACACAACTGGCTACAAGTCAGAGTTCATCACCGAAGATGACAAGCTCGTTTATCACACCACCCAAGACGTTAATCCCGTCATTGACCACGTTAAGAAACTTAGAGATAATACAATTAAGCCTGGAAAGGATATGCGACACATCGCTGAAGTGCCAATGGTTATTTATCAAAAAGCTGTCCGAGAAGGCTGGGATAGAGATAGAGCAGCGTGGAAGAAGTGGTTAAACAATCCAGACAACAACGTATTTAGAACATGGCAAGGTAAAGTATGACTTATGCAGAATTAAAAACTAATATCGCAAATTACTTAAATCGCTCAGATTTAACGTCATACATTGACACCTTTATTGACAGCACCGAAGCTGAACTCAATAGAAGATTACGCACAAAAGAAATGATTAAAAGAGCTACTGCAACAGCAGATAGCCAATATTTAACTGTACCGACAGATTGGCAAGAAGCCATTAACATAGAAATTACATCTAATAACTTTTCACCATTGTTTCAACAATCCATAGAAAGTTTAGATGTATATAGAAAAGCAAATAATAATATTACGGGCCAACCTATTTATTATGCAATGGTAGATGATTCAATAGAATTAGCACCAACTCCTGACAGTTCTTATACCCTACAGCTCACTTACTATGCTAAAATAAATGCGTTAAGTGATTCTAATACAACTAACTTTGTTTCAACGGATCATCCAGACGTTTATTTATATGGTGCATTAAAACACGCCAGTATATTTTTAATGGAAGATGAAAGAATCCCTTTATTTACCAATCAATTTGAGAAGGCATTAGAGGAAATAAGATTAGAACAAGAAAAGGCTGCATTTGGAAAAGGATCTTTAATGCAGAGAAGAAAAACTTACGGAAAGGCTGGTAAACGAATGTATTACTGGGCGAACAATTAATTAGGAGAATAGAATGGCAGGATTTACAGATTATTTAGAAGATAAAGTTTTAGATCATGTATTTGGTGGTTCTGCTTATACAGCACCATCTACTTTATATGTAGGCTTATTTACCGCAGCACCATCTGACACAGGTGGTGGAACAGAGTGTTCTGGTGGTTCTTATGCTCGTAAAAGCATGGCAGCAATGACTGTATCAGGAACTTCACCAACACAAGCAACCAATGGCGCAGCAGTAGAATTTGTAACTGCTACTGGAGCTTGGGGAACTGTAACTCATGTTGGAATCTTTGACGCAGCATCTAGTGGAAACTTAATCGCTTGGGCTGCTTTGACAACATCAAAAGCAGTAACAAGTGGTGATGTTTTCAGATTCAATGCTGGTGAACTAGACGTTACTCTAGCTTAATAACATGGCCTCAGTAGGCTATGGTGCTTATAACTACGGGATAGCTGCATATGGCAATCCTCAATACGAAGCTGCATCCGCAACAATAGCTCAAACATCAGTTGTAACAGCCTCATCTAGCGTTCTTTTTGGTGCGTCTGCAACATCAGCACAAACCAGCGCATTTACTTCTGCTGGTACTTTAGTATTACTTGGCCAATCAACATCAGCGCAAACAAGTGGATTTAGCGCAGCAGGTCAAATTATATCTCTTGGTTCAGCCACATCAGCGCAAACATCAGCATTTACTGCTACAGCACAATTAATTGACCTGGCATCAGCTACCATAGCGCAAACCTCTGGGTTTAGTGCAACGGGTGGTATCTTACATTTAGGAGCATCAACGATTGCTCAAACCTCTGGTATGACAAGTGCTGGAGAAATAGTAAAAGACGGATCAGCAACATCAGCTCAGACAAGTGGCTTTAGTGCTGATTGTGTTTTAATCCATTTAGGATCAGCAACCCTAGCGCAAACTTCTGGTATGAGCGGAGTTCCAGTATTCTCATTGGCTGGTTTTGCGACCATTGCACAAACAAGTGCATTTAGTGCCAATGCAAATAAAACACATGGCGGAGCATCAACCATAGCAGAATTAAGTGGATTTTCGGCGGAAGGTGGCTTAAAATGGAATGACCAGACTGTAGCGACTACGACTTACACTAATCAAACTCCAGCTACAACAACTTGGACAAATCAGACACCATCAACAACGAATTGGACTGATATAGCAGCTTAAAACAGGTAATTTTTTATGGCAGATACATTTACAACGAATTTAAACTTAACCAAACCCGAGGTCGGTGCATCTACTGATACCTGGGGTGGCAAAATCAATACTGACTTAGATACAGTTGATGCAATTTTTGCATCAGGCGGAACTGCTGTATCAATGGGTGCAGTAACTTTTGGTGGAGTGGTTTCTATAACAGATGGATCTGCATCAGCTCCAGCACTTACTAATACAGGCGATACTAACTGTGGTTTATATTTTAGCGCAGCAGATACACTAGCATTTACAGCAGGTGGAACTGGTCAAGTAACTTTTGCAGACGGAGTCATCGCACCCATTACAACCAACGATGTTGACCTGGGTACAGCTTCATTAGAATTTAAAAATGCTTACTTTGACGGAACTGTAACCTCAGATGCTTTTGCAGGGCCATTAACAGGAAATGTTACTGGTAACTGTTCAGGATCTTCAGGTTCTACCACAGGAAATGCAGCTACAGCCACAGCACTTGCAACCGCAAGAACTATTGGTGGCGTAAGTTTTGATGGAACAGCAAACATTACACCAACAACTTTTGCA